AACAATGGCGTTATCGTCAAGAATAGTAGTCCTGTAACTTCTGGCGGTATCTGGCTTTGCACTCACCTTACCTCGACTTTTTCCCAATCATTATGTAAGTAGCACCAATTAGTATGATCAGACACACGACCATGATACCAATGTGTAATAGAGTCAGCATCAACAATCTCTATAAACACTGTATTTGTAAATTTTTCCTCCTCTCCTATCGGCACGTTTGCCACTATCCACCCTTGGCTTGTGCAACTGTGGATTGCTAACATAACTAACAGGAATGTTATAACTCGTATGTACAACTTTAAAGTCTCCGTTCTTTAATGTTTTTATTGTTTTATTCATTTGTTTTGTATCACGTTATTTACAAGCTCATGCTTACCAATTAACATTCTTCCTGCTCCACCACCATGCTCATCATCACATTTATCAACATAAGCTTCTTCTATTGTATCCCAACTATTGCTTCTCTTTATAACTTCTCCATTGTAAACTAAAAAATAATTATACCTAGAAGGATAAGTAAGGGTCTCTGTTGTACCGTCTGGATATTTCTTTGTACGAGTCGCACCGGGAGTTGTATTTCTATACAACTTTAGGTCGTGACCCTTAGAACTTTTCCTTATCAGCATTTACTTGTCCTCTGATTCCTCTTCTTTAGATAAAGACTCTTTAAGCATATTAACAAATGCGTTATGTCCAACTGATAACTGCTCAGCAACAAATTGATTTGTTCTCTGCTTATTCTGTATATCATTAAGATGATTTACCATTACTTTTTGCTCATCAGTCATATCCTCAATGATATATTCTTTATCATCTAAGGTCAAGACTGGCTTCTGTTCTTTTTGTTTTTTAGCCATTATTGACTCCTTTTGTTATTTAAGTTTTGCTTCTAATTCTTCTACTTTTGCAGATAATTCTTGAACTGCTTTTATAAGTGGCATAACCATTGTTGAATATGTAAGAAGTTGCTTTGAATTTTTTTCTTCATTCCATCCGCTAAAAGTAGTACCACATTTATCTATAGCTTCTTTAACCTCTTGAGCTATTAAGCCATCCCATACTTTGTTTGCTTGAGCATCAGTCCATTCAAACTTATTACCATTTTTATCTTTACCATCTAATGGTTTTCTAATATCATCTGGATATTCATTCGGGTTAACTTTTTTAAACTTTCTTGGTTTTAAAAGATTAATAAAGTCTAATCCTAAATCATTATTTACTACGTCTTTTTTAATTCTTTTATCTGAAAACGTACTAAAATCCACCTGCCCTTTAATTTCATCAACACTTGTATTTCCTATTGCAATATCATTAGCTGAATCAGTTGTAGCTTGAAATCCTACACAAGTTTGATTATCTGCATCTACGTCAAAAGCAACATCAGAACCTATACCCGTATTTTGAGAACCTGTTGTAATTCCATCTCCTGCTTGATAACCTACCATTGTGTTAGCCGCCGCCGTTCCTTGCTGAACATACAATGCTTTATATCCTACAGCTACGTTTGCATTTCCTGTTAAAGCCGCCGCCGCATTAGAACCTAAAGCGTAAGTTCCTACTGCTGTATTCTGTTCTGAAGTTGAACCTTCTTTTAATACTTCATATCCAATAGCTACATTGTCACCAGCTCCAGTACTATCAAGCATTCCTTGATAACCTACTACTGTATTTCTTGCTCCATTTACATTATTTGTAAGAGCTTCATGCCCAATAGCTATCGTTCCTGTTAGGTTATTACTACCAGTTGCATCTAGAGCATTTGCACCAATTACAATACAACTACTTAAATCTCCACTACCACCTTGACCAGCACCTTTACCAATTATAATATTTTCATCAGCACTATCGTTGTCTATGTAATAACCAGCGTGTTTTCCAATTACAACATTATCTGATTCTCCACCATCTGCAGTAAAAAGAGCTTCAAAACCTAAAACTACATTTTCAGCACCAGTTGTAATTCCTTTTGCACTTTGATAACCTACTGCAACATTACTAGCACCTGAAGTCAATGCTGTTAAAGAACCAAACCCAATAGCAATAGTACCTGTTTGTGAATTTGTTCCTGTGCTATTTAAAGCATCTCCACCAATCGCTATATTAGCATTTAAAACTCTACTTCCTGTACTTCCAAAGTCTGCTCCTGTTAAAGTTTCCACGCCTATTGCAATATTGTTATCTATTTGATTTCCAGAACCACTACCTTCATCACAAGCTCCCATTGCATTAACACCAATACCAATATTATTTGTTTCATTGTTTCCAAGAGCAGTTAGAGCATTTCTACCAAGTGCTGTATTAAAACTACCACCTACTAAACCAGATAAACTATTATGACCTAATGCTGTATTGTAACCACCAGTAGTAATAGATTTCAAACTTTGAAATCCTATTGCACAATTTTCAGATCCCGAAGTCAACGCTCCCAATGAAGCATATCCAACACCAACTGAACCATCGGAAGAACTATCTCCAACATTTATTCCATCTCCAGCAAAAGCACCTATTAAAACTGTTCTTGAAGATGAAACTATTGATTTCCCAGCATTGTAACCAATCAAGGTGTTTTCACTTTGTGTTAGGTTTTCACCAGCTTCAAAACCCAAAGCAGTATTATAGTTTCCACCAGCAACAGTTTTTAAGGCTTCAAAGCCTAAAGCTATATTACCAGCACCAGAAGTCAACCCATTTAAACTTTTATAACCAACCGATACGCTTCCATCAGCATTATTTAACGCTCCATTCATAGCAAACGCACCAATAGCTACACATTGATCTGTAGTAGCAGAATTGTTAAAGTTGTTACCCATTGTACTATAACCAATCGCAACATTTTCTGCACTTGCATCAGCAGTACTTCCATGACTACCACCTAAAGCAAATGAACCTACAGCAGTATTATAACTTCCTTCTTTAAAATCAAATATACTTTTATGACCTACTGCAACATTATGCTCACCTGTATTCACTTGAACACCAGCTGAATGACCTATGAATGTATTTTCATCACCATTTGTTGTAAGACTAAAACCAGCATGATAGCCAAAGGTTGTGTTATTACTACCACCATCATTATTACTTAGTGAGATTCTGGAGTTGATGTCAAGAACCATATTCGTAGTAAATGAAATAGCCGCATCTGCACTACCACTTGCAACAGTTTGAAAATTATGAGTACCCCCTACTTGTCTATAAACACTTGCCTCATCTGTTACTATATGTGCTTGTTGACCAGAACTATTAATATAAACATTATTACCCAACCAAGTTGAACTACCTGCCGCTTGAGATGCTGATGCTGAAATAGCCGCTAAACCTCCAATTTGTAAAGTAGTTATAGTTGCATTGCTTGTTTCTGGCGTAACTCCAATACCAACATTACCAGCACTATCTATTCTCATGCGTTCAGTACCAGCTCTTTCTGTTTTATTACTGGCTGTAAAAAATCTTATTAAGGTTGAAGCATTTATATCAGCATGACCACCACCTATTGAAATATGGTTATCAGCACTATTGGAAGCTATCCTCATTACCATATAGCCTTCAGACTCATCTGTATCATATTGAGAACTAATTATATGAGATTCTTTATTTGTACTATCTGTTTCATTATCAGATAGTCTTAATCTTCCAGATTTTAATGACAATACACCAGCCTCTGTTAGCCTCATCAACTCAGTACCAGCACCACTACTACCATTAATGCTAAATTCAAAAAATCTAGTAGTATCATCATTATCTGTGTCAATATTAAATGACATATTCTCAAAAGCATTTATATGACCAGAAGTTGAATCAGCAGTTCCTAATGTCAATACTCCACCAGATACAGTTGCTGTGCCTGAAAAAGATGTATCACCACTTCCATCAATTACAAAAGCATTTCTTGAATCTGTAATATCTCTTATAGTAAACTTATTATTATCCCCAACAGAGTTACCAATTTCCCATTCTTGTAGTGAGTTTTTAAATGTCAATGATGTTTTGACATTTGCATTTCTAAATAATCTTGCTTGAACATCTCCACTTGGAGAAGAAATATCTAAGCCTACTGTAGGTGCTATACCCACACCCACCCTAGAATTTGATGTATCTACTATAAATACATCTGTACCATCATTTTTTTCTACTAAAAATCCTGTGGTAGAATTACCACTATCTGATTTTACATGAAGGTCTCCATTTACTATCTCATCGTAGGAATTAGTAGCACTACCATTAACAGTTAAATCGCCTGTAATAGTAACGTCACCTGAAATAGTATTGCTACCACCAAGAGATACATTTAATCTATTATTAGAAGTATCAAGTACAGCGTTTAGTGCTTCTTGAGATGTGTGAGAATTTGCGGCTACAGAGTTGCCTGAAGAATCTAGAAGCACCTTATTTAGCACTTCTTTTGTAGTAAATTTATTTATGTCTGACATAATCTATCCTATATTTCCACCACCACCGCTTTAAAGCATTCATATAGTTAAATTATATGTCGTGAAACTTAGCCTAGATCAAGACAAATAACCAATCAATAATCTTATGTAAAACTAGCTGGAACGACTGCTCTGGTTCCTCCAGTCTTACTTCTTTTCTTTGTGCCATATTTCTTAATGGCCATATCAAATTTTCTCTCATGTCTCATCATCAAGTTCATTGCCACCTGAGCTCTGTTACCATCCGATGTTTTTCCTGCACGATCCATGTATAAACATTTCTTTACATAATCCACAATCGCAGAATGATATAAATTATCAACATCTGGAGTATCCGTGATTGCTGTAACCTTATTAGGATTTCCATAATAATGTATAAGTAGTCCGTTTGTAACCGAGTGGTCAAACGCTTGAAAAGCTTTCCTATCTGTTCTTGATTCACCTGTTGAAGAAAATGTTGTAATTAATCCTAAATGATCTCCTCTGATAAAGTACAATACCTTATCTTCTGGATGTTTTATATTGCTAGCCATTATGAAGGCTCCTCTATTGCAGACTCTGAAGTAATATCAAACATAAGTGGCTCACCATCCAATACTCTTGGAATCCTTATGTAATCACCGTCATTATCCATTATATCTACTCTATATACCTTGTTTATCCCCATTGCTTTGCTAGAAGAATCTACAGCACTATCTGATAAATCATAAAATGTTTGATTCGCCACTATGTTAACTTTTGCAGACATTGACTTTTGAGAGTATTGACCAAGTTCATTTAACGCATCGTTAATTAAAGATATAATATATGTTTCTGGGGCATCAGGAAAAACCTGCCTAACTCTACTGATAATTTGTTTCACTGTTAAAGAATGTATTGCCATTATTTCAACGCCTGTATTCCTTTATCATAATCTGCCTGTAATTTAGCTTGTTGTTTCTCATATTTGCTATACCTACTTAAATCTACTGACAATCTAGCCTGTATCTCCTCTGCATGACCTCTAGCCTCAGCTAATGCCGCATTAACTTCTTTTACCCTCATATCACCTATTGCGTTCCATTCAGCTAAATGAGTTTGTGCCCTTCTTATCTCTGCTGAAGATATGTTCAAAGCACTTGTTACAAGCTCTATATCTTCATTCGCTTGAGCTCCAAATGCATCCGTATCTGCTGAAGGTTGATTGTTATTGACAACGTTTTCAGCCGCATCTAAAGCATCTTTTACTCTTGTTAACTGGGAATCATTTGTAAGAAAAGTAGATTCATCAGCAAAAACAGATTCAGAATCAGCGTTTTCAAATTTATCAACTGCATTCTTTGCATCCGTTAGGGCGTTACCAATAGCGGTAAGTGCATCAGTAACATCTGTATTACTTAACGACAAAGCACCTAAAGAGTTTTGCAGTGATTTGATTGCACCGTAAATAGGAACAAGATATTCAGCATCATCTGGAAACTTAGCAATGGTACTGTCACCAAATGCTACCGTAGGATAATTCAACGTATGCACATGAGCATTTTGATCATTGGTAGGTGAAGGAACAACAACTAAAATATTATTTGTAACATAGTAGGCAGGGTCTGTAACAGTAGCCGCCATCATATCATCAGCATCTCTAATACGTCCATTTAACTCAGCAGGTACTTTTCTGCAAGGCTGATTGATTGTACCATCATCTCTAGTTACACTGAACACCTCAGAACCTAAAAGAGTAAGACTTTGACTACTACCGTTTAAATCGTTTGCAGTTGTAAACAAAGATTGTTTTGATCTTGGTAATGTATTTAGAATCTCTTTAGCACCATCTGTTAGAAACTGAGTTAGCTCTGCTTGAGTGGGTGCAGTTCCACTGCTTTCTATTGCTATACCTGTTAAACCTTCTACTTGTGCTTCAAATGTTGCCATGTATTACTTCTTCTTTCTTCTAGTCGTTGCTTTCTTTTTAGCTGTTTTCTTTTTACCACCACGTATTAAATCTGCATCTGCTTTTCTAGCCCCACCTTTACCTGTAGCAAAACTTCTTACCCTGCCAGC